CGCTCAAATAGGGCTCGCAAAAATGCAGAGACGGTCTCTCGATCTAAGAAAGAATTAGCCAAGGAGAAATTGCACGCCGGAGAACTCAACACGCGAATTGCTGCGTTACGTCGACGAGCGACCGTGGAAAGGGAGCAAGTCAAGAAAAACCTGAACGAGACAAAAACCGCTCTTGGACTGGCTATGAATAAGGTTAATAGTAAGACTAAGAATATCGGTCTCAAACAGAGCGAAATTAATAAGGCGAAGGTAAACTTAAACGCGGTATCTAAGAAGGCGGATGCGTACAAGAGGTCGGTGGATAGTCAGTTAGCCAAGATACAAGAACTCACGAAGAAACTGGAAGCCGCTGGTAACGCCGGTAATTCGGAGAAGGTGAAAACGCTAGAAACGCAAATTACTAAGTTGTTGAAGGAGCTTGAAGAACTCAAGAAGAAACCCGTCACGGTTGTCCAAAATGCAGAACTCATCGCTAAGAAGATTGAACTCACGAGGTTAGCTGGTGTACAAGGTGTGAATTTTACTAAGAATATCAACAAGCTCACGATGAATAATGTGAGGGGAACTGTTCTAAAAAATAATTTTGGAAAAAATACACAAATTAAACTGGCTCCTACTAAGGTACTCGCACTCGAAAAAAAGATAAAAGCCGCCGGTAAATTAAAGAAAGCGAAGAAAAATGCCGAACTCGCAGCGATTGAAACGAAAAGACGAGAAGAGATGAATATAATCCGTGCCGAGAAAGAAAAGGCAATTACTAATGCAGCCGCTAATAAAGCTACAGCCGTGAAAGAGGCTGAAGCTGCTGCTAAGGCGCAAGCCATGGCTAACACGGAGGAGGAAAGAGTTAAAGCCCAAGCAAACCTCCAAGCAGCTCAAGTTAAGATCAACGCGGCAAATGGAGAAAAGACGAAAGCGTTGGAGAAAGCTAAAGAAGAACGTGAACAGGCACTCGCAACTGCTGCGAACAATAAAGAGGCTGCTCTTGTGGCTGCTAAGACTGCGGCTAACGCAAACAAGGCCAATGCCCTCACACAAGCTAATAGTCTTAAGCGTCGACGTATGTTTGAATCACTTTTAAATGAGTATAATGTTTCTATGAATAAGCGTATCACACTTACAAAGAGATTCGAAAAGGGAAATCGTATAAGCGCGATAGCGGCAGAATTAAAAGGGGAGAAGGCCAATAAAAATAGAGCCGCGGCCGCGGTGAATAAGCAAAAGGCTCTCGAAAAGGCTATGAATAATAAGCAAAAGGCTATTAAGGGTTTAAGAGACAATAGAAATAAAAAACTTGAGGAGATCCGTGAAGAGAAAAATAAAGCACTCGCCGAGGCTGCGGCCAATAAGAACAAGGCGCAATCTGAAGCGAATGCGGCACGTAAAGCACTCGTGGCCGGTAGATTTCAATCTGCGGCAAACAAAGCTGCACTCGAAAAGAGGGTCACTGAAGCTGAAGCGAACATTAAAAGGGCTGCGACAGAGAAGGTTGAGGCTCTCGAGGAGGCTGAGCGTAAAAGGAAAGAGGCTCTCGAAAAGGCTGAAAGCAACAAGAAAAATGCGATCAAGGGAGCCGTCGCCTTCAATAGAATGAAAGGAGCCATAAACGCAAAGAAGAATGCTCGCACCTCTATTCAAAATAGATTACGTGCAAAGGCTCAACAGGCCCGTAACACTGTCGAAAAGAGAAAGAAAGCACAGGCAGAACTGAGAGCACTGGCCAATACTAAGGGTGTAAAATTCACTAGCAACATCAACAGGGTCACGTTAAACGGTGTAAATGTCCTTAAAAACCGGATAATTAAGGCAGGTAAGGCTAAAGCGAACGAGAATGCTGCACGAACACTGGCTCAATTCAAAGCGAATCGTAAGAAAGCGAAGGAAAATGCGAATCGCCTGGCACGTGAGAAGGCGGAGAAAGCGAAACAGGAAATGATCACAAAAGCTAAGGCTGATGGTGAAGAGAAAAGAAAAGCGCGCCAAATGGCGAACGAGGCGAGAACTAAACAGAATGAACGCAATACCGCCACGAATAAGATTGCGACTGCTCGACGCATCGCGTTAGAAAAGAAACAGGCTGCCGCGAAACAGCGAAGAGAGATACAAGAACAGGGTCGAGGTAAAAGAAATGCAGAGAGAGAAGCTGCGAAGGCGAATGCAAAGAAAGAGAAGAATAACACGAACGCTCGAATGAAGACCACACGTAATAAGCTAGCGGCTAATAAAAAGGTCGTATCAAACCTAGTAGGGGGTGCTATAAAGAAGGCGGAGGCGGATGCGCGAATGAACGCAATTGTCGTGATAAAAAGAGATTATGCGAATACAGTCTACGGTGTGGGTAACTTAATAACAAATAAGGAGAGAGCGTATTGGATTGAGCAGGGTAATCAAATGGGCCTGGATATGAGTTATGGTAAAAAGACGGAAAAGAACTTCGCGGGTCTGAAGAAGATGTTTATGGATAATCTCAACCGGGTAAAACGTAACAAAAATATCAAGAACGCTAAGAACGCTGCAAGTACTAAAATTCAAGCTGCATATAAGGGTGCACAGGTACGTAAGAGCGTGGGTGGTAGTAGCATGGGTCAAGATATCCTGAAAAAACACATTTCGGGTATAAATGTGATGGCTGGTCAGTCGATTCCCGATTTCACCGGTAAACGTCTCGAAGATGGGGGATATGAAAAAAAGTGGTTACAACGAGTAGACGAAGAAGGTGATACAGCTGTAAAACGCGCAAAATTAAAAAAGATGTTTGACGACAAATTCGAACTCAAAAAGACACTGCTCAAGAACGAAAAGACGAATGTCAGAACTGGATATAAAACCTTCCCACATCCAGCCTCATTGCGAAGTTTGAAATCTCAGGTTATGCGTCCTTTTTATAGACAGGATTCTTCTACAAAGGGTACTGATAGAAATGCAGCGGCGTTGAACGTCGTGAGAATAGATAAACAGATAGACGAAGCCAAATCTGAGTATGCGAAAAAGATTCTGGCTCAACAAGCCATTAATATGAAGAAAGCTGGACAAAAATTTAAGACGTATAATAATCCTATATCGACCAATAACAAGATGCCGAAGAACGCTAAGGCCAGTGCCGCATTTAACATGACGGGTGGGTTCAACGGTGGTATACGTCTCGGTGCGGGTGGTAACAAGAATATTAACGGTGTGAACATGACTTTAAAACGTGCAAAACCTTCTCTTAAGAACATCACAACTCGTAAAGTAATTCGCCCCGCGCGTATGGCGGCTCAACTGAAACCTACACAGGGTCCAACAGCGATGAAATTGGGTGTACAGGCCGCTGTCGCTAAAAACAAACTCAGCAAACCCATGACTAATACAGAGAGACGTGTCGCCGCCCGTAAGGCGGGTGGTGCAATTGGAAGACTTGAAGCTAGAACGACGCAGCAAAGAAATAACACGTTTATAAAAACAGGAATTACTAAAACCGGAGCTGCTCGAGCGAACGCGAGAAGGGCTCAACTTGCGGCTCGTAAGGCGGCAAAAAAAGCGAAATAGACTTAAGTTGACGTGAATAGAGTAAAAAGTAAATCAAAAAAATGTATATGACCGAAGAAATTATTGAATTTATTGAGGAGGGACTCCGTCGTGACATGACCGATCATGATATTATTGAGTGGTGTGAAGACAATACCCCTGACCTCGCTGATATATACCACAAGTATGTTGATACAAACTTGTCGTACAGAATGGCATCTATGACGATGTTTTTTATAGAATCTGTATACGGATGTGATGATGATTGCGATAAGATCAGACTGTTCGTCAATCACATGCAAAGAGAGTAGAGTGTAGTAAATTAGTTAGATTCCAGATTTGTAATTTATGTAAAGGTTTTTTTATGTGTTTTCAAAGCTTTAATTATTCGTCAATCTCGCAGTCCTCCTCGTCGTCTGCAGAAGCGTCATCATCCTCACTACCCGAGCCAGATATACCCGCGACACCCTGGAAGGCAAAGGAGGGAAGCTTTTGCGACTTCTCGCAAAGAACCTGGGAAAGGCGGACGCTCACACCGAACTTGTTATCGATAAACCAAATCTGATTGAAATCCACGATACACATGCATCGCTGACTCTTCTCAATACTATCGACAGTCATACTCTTTTGCTGGACGTCGTAGGCTTCAGCGAGAAACTCGCCAGTAGGCTTGGTCATGACCTTAAGTTTGAGAGTCGAAGGATAAGCATCCTTACCAGGACGAACGAGTGGCTTGTAAAGTGCCTCTCGGATGACGTCGATGTTGTACGCCTTGCCGAGCCAATCCTTGGAGTTCTTGGCGACAGTCTCGAGGATAGTCTGGTCGAGCTGAGTCAGTTTGTTCATCAGGGAAATAGCTTCTTCGTTGTCGGTATCAAAGGAAAGATCGAGTGAGTAAGATGTCTTGTTAGTAGCCTCGTCAGTGAAAGCACTCAGGCCGAAAGGAGATCTCATGAAAGGAAGCTGAAGGTAAAGCTTCTTGTTGTCTTGTGCGTTAATGTATACGGTTTTCCCGCCGTTCTTGTTCTTCTTCATGTTGGAGAGAACGACGGTGGAAGGATCAAATTGCTCATAACGCTGAATCATGGTCGACATTGTTGGTTGGTTGTATTTGATATACGGGACCAAACTTTAAGCCTGTTTTTTTTCTCAGAATATATTAATATTACGATGGGTCTCTTTAAAGATTGTGGGTGTGGGTGTGATGGTAAAAAGCAGGAGAAGAAGCTCGCCATTTCTTTTATGGCGGCTTTGACCTTTTTTATCATCGCTAATCCCAGCATGTATCGGCTTATGCGCCGTGTTCTTGGAAAGTGGGTGTCGGGTCCTACCGGGTGCCCCTCTTCCTCCGGCTTACTTTTGCACACTGTGGTGTTCATGTTTGTGACATGGGGTATGATGAATATAAAGTACGAGGGTTTCGAGATTAAGATGACCCCTGACGAGGAACCCGTTCCAGAGGAGGAGCCCGAGGAGGAGCCTGAGGAAGAGGTTTCTATGGAAGAGGTCGACCCCGAGGAGGAGCTCATGGAGGAAGAAGAAGAGGAGGAGGTGTCCATGATGCCTATGCAACCGCCGCGCATGGCAGAGGTTGATTCTCCTTTACCAGGCATGGCTGAGTCTCCCGTCGGTTTATACGATACCGGTATGATTTTCTCACCTATGGATATCAACGAAGAGGCGGATACACCTGCTTCCGTTAACTTTGGAACCGGTAAATTAAACGTCTCGTGCGCTGATGGCAGTCGACCGATTGTTAATTAGAATTCTTCGTCGAAAGTTAAATCGGTCGTTTCATCGATTTTTCCATAGTCCCCAACCCGTTTTTCAAAAAAATTCGTCTTACCATCTAGGGAAATATTTTCCATAAAATCAAAGGGATTTTGTGTATTCCAGATTTTATCGAACCCCGCTTGTTTTAAAAGTCTATCTGACACGTATTCAATGTAATCAGACATCTTTTCGGAATTCATACCGATTAAACTACATGGGAGAGCTTCAATGATGAAGCCCTTCTCGATTTCAACCGCTTCACGTACGATCTCACGGATAGTATCTTGTGTTGGTTTATTTTGCAGCATTTTGAATAATTCAATGGCAAAGTCGAGATGAAGTCCCTCGTCGCGACTGATAAGCTCATTGCTAAAGCACAGACCGGGCATGAGCCCACGCTTTTTAAGCCAAAAGATAGCACAAAAGCTACCTGAAAAGAATATACCCTCGACACACGCGAACGCCAATAAGCGCTCAGCAAAAGGACGTGATTTGTCAAACCATTTCATAGCCCAATCTGCTTTTCGTTTTATAGGATCAATAGTGGTGATAGCCTCGAACAGTTTCTTTTTTTCTGCGCTATCCCGAATATACTTATCGATGAGTTTACTATAGGTTTCTCCGTGAACCATTTCATTGTGTACCTGATACGCGTAAAATGACCGCGCTTCGGTGAGTTGAACCTCATCTGCAAAATTGTTGTTGATATTTTCAAAGACGATACCATCGGAACCAGCGAAAAATGCAAGGATATATTTGACAAAATGCTTCTCGTTATCGGTGAGGGACTTCCAGTCTTCCATGTCAGCACTCACGTCAACTTCCTCAGCTGTCCAGTTGGACATTTGGGCTTTTTTGTATAGGGCCCACAGGTTATCGTGTTCGATAGGAAACACGGTGAACCTGTTCATTGTAGGTAAGAGCATGGGTTCAGCTTCTTCGAGATACTCCTGAAAAGCGAAGTAATCTCCGATATGCTCACCGTTGATCTTAATCTGAGGGTAGGTGACAGCGCGAGGACCGCAGAGTGTTTTGAGTTCATCCTTCTCAACGAGTAGTTTTGAGTATTCCAGGTTTAAGTCCTTGCACATGTTTTCCGCGTAAGTACAGTATTTACAGTCCGTCTTTGAAAAAATCTCAACTCCCATATCGTGTGTTATTAGCCTACAATATTTTTGTCCGAAATCTTTAAACGATGATACAGTTTTCCGAAATTGAATTTTCAGAAATTCAGCCTGGAGATTTACTGAAAGTTTTAGTGAATATTGATGATGTAGAAGATGAACAATATGCGAGAGTAGAAGAGAACCGCGATGATTACCTAATAATACTATACTATTCAGAGTCTTCGTTCTCGTATAAACGTGCTCCCGTGTACACTCTCGACGAAGAAACGAATTTGATCAGGGGAGATAGTATTTTGGAACACCACGCATGCAGAGATAACGTGTTTACTTGTGTAAATGATGTAGACAGGATGTACGTAATAACATCAGAACAGGACAGCGAAGTAGAGAGTGTATTATGTGACGAATCCGACGAAGATATAAGTAGCACGGATACTTTTATAGTGTCTGATAGCGAGATAGAACGTATAGAACTTCCCCCAGATCACGAGACTATTGATAGGCAGTGGAACGAATGGCAGCCTCGAAGCCCGGGATCTACTAGGTTTAAACAAACGGTGGATGCTATAGAAGAAAAAGCCCGTCTTCAAATGGATGAAGTGAATTTTTGACCTAAGTGCGCTCGAATTTAAATAAAAAAACAACTTATATTTTCATAATGGATTCAGAAACTTTGGCTGCTATTTGGTCCCAGTGCGACCGCTTACAACAAAAACCAACAATCAAGCCAATAGATAGTCGATTATGTAAAGAGTGTTCTATATACAAAACGCTTACCAGAGAAGGAATGGTGTGTACGGAATGTGGAAGAGTCGACGCAATTTATGTCGACGATTCCGCGGAATGGACGAGTGGAGTTACAGATGACGGGCGTGTATCAGATCCTTCGAGATGCGCCGTACCCGCGTCTAATCATGACCTATTTTCCGACTCATGGGGTAAAAGTACCGTTATTGCTACAAAGTATAATTCAACATATCAGCAGAAGCGCATGGCTAAAATCACATTTCATAATTCAATGAATCACAGAGATAGATCTCTCTACCACGCATATCGTAATATAGATGAGGCGTGTATAGATTTACCAGATAGCATCTTACGAGATGCCAAGACGTTATACAAAAAATTCAACGAGGGTAAACTTACTCGAGGAGCTGTACGATCTGGTATCAAGGCAAACTGCGTTTTATATGCGTGTAGAATTGCTAATGTACCTCGCACTACGAAGGATATAGCGGATATGTTCGGTATCCAATGCAAGGATATTAGCCGGACGACGAGTATTTTTACCCAGACTGTCGACAACGAAAAGACGGAGAAAAATTACGTGACCAAACCATTCGATGTCATGTCCAGACTTCTAAATGCGTTCGATATCACACGTGAAGAGCGTTTGGCGTGTAATAAGATGTGCTACAAATTGGAGAGTTGTGTTGAATTGATGAGTAAATCACCGAATAGTGTGGCTACAGCTGTTATTTATATGGTTCTTAACTCGAGGGTCACTAAAAATGAGATATGTCAAAAATGTTCAGTGTCTGTTCCTACACTTAATAAAATCGTTACCATCACAAAACGACACTTAGAGGAATAATGTGTAATAAAAACTAGTATGGTTAAACTCTTTCTTAGTACTCCATGTTATGGAGGTTTATGCCTCGAAAAGTACATGAAGAGTATCGTTAATCTCCAAATGCTCTTGATGCGCGAAGGTGTACAATTAATGCTTGACACGACTGAAAATGAAAGCCTCGTGCACCGGGCGAGGAATGTGTCTATCGGTAGATTTATGCAGAAAACAGATGCCGACTTTTTTATGTTTATCGATGCGGATGTCGAGTTTGATGCACATTCAGTGCTTCGGTTACTTAACTCTGGCCACGAAGTATCTGTCGCCGTGTACCCTAAGAAGGTGGTCATGTGGGACCAGGCACGCGAAGCTGCGGAAAACGGCGACGAACGCAACATGGCACTTCTATCTTCGAGTCTCGTAGCAAATATAGGGGCTACGAAGCGATCGGTCGTTAACGGTTTCGTCGAAGTTCTGGATGGACCCACGGGTTTCATGATGATTTCTCGCGAAGCCCTGACTAAGATGCATGAACAGTACCCAGAATTGACCTGCAAGAATGATCACCAAAACAGGGACTTTGATGAATACTGTGCGATTTTTGATTGCATGATCGATCCAGATAGTAAGCGATATCTATCCGAAGATTACGCATTTTGCCGAAGATGGCAGCAGATAGGAGGTAAAATATACGCGGACTGCAATACCACATTAGGTCACGTGGGTAATTTACCATTTTCTGGATGCTTAAATGATAGGCTTAAGGCTTAAGATCACAATATAGCCAATGAAGGTTACTACTGTCATCGTCACGCGAAGTGGTTCGTGTCATGTGAAGACGCTTCATACGATTCTTCGTATGAATATTCAGTGTATACAAAATAACATACAAAATCAGATCGTATTCGTTAACGATGATCCGTATGCAAAAGCCGACGCCATTCAGAAATACGTCAAGGATACCGATCGTATACTTTTTATCGACTTTGGTATTCAAGTAGACGACGAGTCCGTTTCGCACGTTATTGGTAAGCGGGACGATTACCATGTTATGGTATTTCCGGGCGTGATTGAAGGTATTGATTGGGATATGTTCAAGGATAAGATATCAAGTGGTTCAAAAGAACCCATACACCAAATGGCTCTTAGTTTCGATACCGAAATCGGGAATCCCATTTCGGAGAATGTGTACACGGTGAAGACAAGCTCCGCGCGAGCTTGGTTTATGATATGTAAACCCACTCTCAAATGTATCAAATGTCGCCGAACCGGAAAGTTAAAAATTAGTCCTAAGTCGACTACGATGTTTGAAAATTTCAAGGAAAACGGAGTCAAAGTTGTCGCATTCACCGGTGCCCGTCTCACTTTTACATACCCTCACGAGTGTATCGGAAACATCGTCAACTCAGCCGGTGTTAAAGCTAATTAAAGATTAAACCAAAAACATACGTATAATGCAACGTTTATCTGTAAAGCGTGAAGATCCCCTTTACAAATACACGCTCGATTTCATGGAGCATTACTGGGGTACGAAGGGTAAAGGTATCTTCCCGGGTAGCCAGCCAATCTCCATCGAATATCGCCATTTTGACATCTTAAAATCCAATCCATACGTCGTATGTGAGAAGACGGACGGAGTTCGTTTCATGATGCTAACATTCATGTTCGATTATAAAAAGAAGACGATTTTTGTAAATCGCGCTTTGGAGATGTTTGACTGTCCGTTGAACTTTCGAAAACCCGTGTATGAAGGCACAATTGTCGAGGGTGAGATGTACGGTGATACATTCATGATGTATGACATGCTCATGAACTGCGGGGAAATGATAGGTGGTCGGGAGTTTCTTACTCGACTCGATCATATGGAAAAATTTAAAAAGATGCTCATGAGTCTCAAATACGACCCTATAAAACTGGCGCTGAAGACGTTTCATTTAATGTCTGATTATCAAGAGTTTATGGATAAATATCTACCAACGGTGCAACAAGAAATAGATGGCCTTATTTTCACACCGATCAATGATACGGTAAAAACTGGTACACATGAAACCATGTTTAAGTGGAAGCCTCGAGACAAGAACACGATCGACTTCCAACTAAAGAGAAAGGGTGATGGATGGAAATTATACGTACAAGAAAGGGGTAAGTTGATGTTTGAATCTGAGATTCGTGATGATTGGGTTCCTTCTAAAGCTCGAGAGTTTATGAAAGAGGATGCTATCGTCGAGTGTCAATATATGTTTCAGGATTCTCCTATGTGGTGGAAACCGATCATGCCACGCCACGACAAAACGTTTCCCAACAGTCGGCGGACGTTTTACAGGACTCTCGTGAACATTCGAGAAGATATCTCTATGGCCGATTTTCTAGACTGTAAACCATAAAGTAATAACTTCCCATATCGGGTGGCTGTTGTTCTCGGACGAATTCGTCGTTCAGAAAAAACCACCGATTTCGCTGTCTCGCAAAGCTTACATAATGCCCGTCGTGTTGGTGGCCCACGTGCATTGCACATGCAGTCAATTTATAGGTGTGATTGTCGAAAATTAGTTCGTGTATAATTTTAATATGATTTTTTACGTCGAATGATAACATGAGTACTGGTGGTAGCTTTGAAAACATCATCCGCGTTGAAGCTGCGTTATGTTTAACGCCTTTATCATCCACAAAATCTTCCAAAACATTCCAATTCGTACTCTCTTGAAGCATATTTCCTATATCCGATCCTCTAGAAGTCATTAAATGAATGCTAAAGTCCTCTTCATTCAACGACTTCCCCGTAGGCCAAATCGTTTCTTGTACCTTTTTACCATAGAACCATTCTTTTACGATAGGTTGATGCTGTTCGAGTATGTCTATTATACATAATATAGCTTCTTGAACGTCGTGTTGTTCGTCGGTCTTAAACCGGGGAAATTTTCTTTGAAACGCGAATAAAAGCAAATCTAAATTCAGTGGAGTTTTATCGTTTGACCAATATTTCTGAACGTTGACTTGAAAAAGAGACGTGAACATACACGCTCCTTCACCCTTATAAGAATTTCTTAAGAAGTGGTTCGAGACCTGCGGAAGGTTAAATAAGCATTGTATAGCGGTATTAAAATAACACGAAGTTCCCTCATTTATAAGACCTCTCATATTTTTATTTCGAAAGAAAACTTTAATTAGAGATTTGACACGTACTAATATTACAAAAATGTCTAAAGCTATTGGTATTGATCTTGGAACTACTTATTCGTGCGTCGGTGTTTGGCAAAATGATAGAGTTGAAATTATCGCAAATGACCAAGGAAATAGAACGACCCCCTCGTACGTGGCGTTCACTGATTCTGAACGCCTCATAGGGGATGCTGCAAAAAATCAAACGGCTATGAACCCAAAGAATACCGTTTTTGATGCGAAGCGTCTTATTGGACGTAAATTCTCGGACTCAAAAGTTCAAGAAGATATCAAGGGTTGGTCTTTCAAGGTAGTCCCGGGTGTGGCTGATAAGCCTTCCGTCGAGGTTGATTTTAAAGGAGAAACGAAACGATTTGAACCGGAAGAGATTTCATCTATGGTCCTTACCAAGATGAAAGAAATCGCTGAGATGTATATCGGTACCGATATCAAGGATGCAGTCGTCACTGTACCGGCATATTTCAATGATTCTCAACGTCAGGCTACAAAAGACGCCGCAGCTATTGCGGGGTTGAATTGTCTTCGTATAATTAACGAACCAACTGCCGCAGCTATCGCGTATGGTCTCGATAAACATAAGGATGAAGATAAGAACGTGTTGATTTTTGATCTGGGTGGAGGCACTTTCGACGTTTCCCTTCTTAACATCGAAGGGGGTATTTTTGAAGTAAAAGCTACCGCAGGTGATACCCATCTAGGAGGTGAAGACTTTGATGCACGTCTTCTCCAGCACCTGTCTCAAGAATTCAAACGCAAGCATAAGAAGGATATTTCCGATAACCCCAGAGCCCTGCGTCGTTTGAGAACTACGTGTGAGCGTGCGAAGAGAACACTTTCTTCTACTACTCAATCTGCGGTCGAGATCGATTCACTGTATGAAGGTGTCGACTTTTACACCTCTATTACACGCGCACGTTTTGAGGAACTAAACGCAGACTTATTCAGAAAGTGTATGGAACCCGTGGACAGGGTCATCAAGGATGCGAAGATGGATAAGTCCATGGTTCAAGAGATCGTTCTCGTCGGTGGGTCCACACGTATTCCTAAGATTCAACAAATGTTGTCCGAATATTTTAATGGTAAGGAACTCAATAAGTCTATTAACCCTGATGAAGCCGTCGCATACGGAGCGGCTGTGCAGGCAGCCATTCTTTCGGGGGTAGAAAGCAGTACCGTACAAGACCTATTGCTTCTCGATGTAACTCCCGTTTCCATGGGTATTGAAACCGCTGGAGGAGTGATGACTAACCTCGTAGACAGAAACACTACGATTCCTACCAAAAAGGAACAGGTGTTCTCTACCTATTCTGATAACCAGCCATCGGTCCATGTTCAGGTATACGAAGGTGAACGAGCGCGCGCGGTTGATAATCACCTATTGGGAAAGTTTGATTTGAACGGTATTACTCCTGCACCCCGAGGAATCCCACAAATTGCCGTGACGTTTGACATTGATGCGAATGGTATTCTTAATGTGAGTGCCGAAGATAAAGCATCTGGAAAGTCTGAAAAGATTGTCATCACGAACGACAAGGGGCGTCTTTCGAAGGATGATATCGAGCGTATGGTAAACGACGCTGAAAAGTACAAGGAGGAAGATGATACGTATCGTAAGAAGGTGGAAGCTATTAACGCATTCGAAGCGAACGTATTCGGTGTAAAGGGTTCGACCGAACAATTAAGCGAAGACGACAAAAAAATCATAGAAGATAAGGTAACTGAAACTATTTCGTGGATAGATAACAATAGATCCGCAGAACTGGACGAAATTGAGCACATGCAGACAGAGTTTAGAGAATTCGTTGACCCCATTTTTTCCAAGCAAAAATCCGAACCCGAGCCCAAAGCAGATACTGGACCGGAAATTGAAGAGCTTGATTAATCACACCTAAGTAATTTAAAGATTTCAAACAAAATAATACTGTAAAGATGAACATTCATTCCCTTACCGACACTGTTTTTCCTCTTGTTAACCAATACAAAGATGAAGAATATATCGAGTTAGAATTCCGTCTCGGAAAATTCAATGGTACCATGTTCGACACGAATATCGGTAAGCCTACGCACGATTTCATTATGCATGGACTTTCTAAATATACGGGTTGGGATCGTATCATCACCTCTGAGGAAGAAGTATTCTATCGTAGCAGTGATGGTGTACGCATTTCCGTCGACTCAGTCACGGGCGACGAGGTTATCGTCCAAAAGGATCGACTCAAGAATCATGATCTAAAGCACTTGGGAAACGTACCCTTTGATATTCGTTTCAGTGTCTCAAAAGAAATCCCACTTCCCGAAGATACTGAGCGTGATATGGATAAAAAGAAAACTAAGAGGCGTGTATCTTTCATTCGTAAGAACGTGTCGATTGATATGACGATCGTAACCGGTGATAGTCACGATATGGATTCGGAAGATCCGATGTCGTATCAAATGGAGTTCGAAGCTATCGACGCTACTTCGTGTGAAACGAAAGATGACCTGTTTAAAGTTATTCACAAGATCAATGATGTATTTAATATGTTGGGTACTAACAGATGATAACATTCCTGTTTCTCGTTGTATTATTCATCATATTACACAATGCAAGTCAAAATCAAGGGGAGGAGGTTGGTGTGCTTGGATATAAAACCAGGTTTTTTCATGTTTCCGCAGGCGCGTCGAAGCGTACATACGAAAAAATGAAATACGATGGTGTGCACCCCGACCAATTGAAGGAGTTTATCATGTTAGAAGATCAATTTACGCGGTTGGTTAGGATGGCTGTGTGTACAGGGGTTTCACAGAGGAATCAAGGGTATGCTTTATCCGATGAAATTAAAGAAAAATTTAAACCATATGTTTTTGAGTACCACGTGGCACTCTTAAAACAAATAGCCGAACCACATAAAGTTATAATTCAAAATATAAGATGTTAAGCATATACAATAACGCACGTCGATGCGGTCCAGGTGTCATTCGAGTAATATTGTCAAACATGTAGACGACTAGCCACGTGTCATCCAATCTTTCTCTATTTTCGTCTATCCATTTGTGTTCATCGACCGCCTCCACAAATTCCCATGAACACAAAAACTCTCGCTCTAGTGCACCCATTCTCCATTCATCGTCGGAATCGCGTTCTTTGCGTATATACGCACAAATAGTATAAAAAACACTGTCGAGGAGTGTTTCGCGTATACGTTTATCCCAACAAGGGTGTTCTTCGTCTACGCGAAACTCACTATGTCTATATACCGTGTTGACGTGATCAACAAATAGTTGTCTACTATCATTCATGTATCTATATAGCGACTATTCTTTATAATTGTTCTACAACCGTACCTTTGGGGAAGCGTGGAGAATTCTTTTTCTTCGGAGGTGGTGTGGCCACGTTCATCACGTTTTCAAGTTCCTTGGCGAGGTTATTGTTAAGATTGTTTAACTTATTATTCAACTGTTTCGTACGCTGAAACTTCCATGTACGCACCGTATCACGTTTAACCTTATTAACATTGGTTTTAAAATGTAACCCATTCTTCTTATTCTTTTTGAGATTGAGGGCATTGATCACCTTTTTCATATCCGCGACATCCGAATTTAAAGAAGGCATAACATTCTTATACTTCTTTATCCATCGCTTACCGTATAATTCCCTGATATCATCCTTGATAGCTTTATTCGTTAGACGACGCTTATCCATCTTTTTTGCGATATTCGCCGTTCTTTTAGCGGGTTCTATCTCCTTAGGCTTTCTACCCCTTCTCATAGGAGCTACGGCCCTAGGAATTTGGAGCTTTTTACATAACGTGTCCACGGTATCACCGTCAATCACACTGACACCTCGAGCAATGGCTATTTGCACGAGTTCCTCCTTCTTGTGTGCACGGCACGGTTTATTACCAACTTTAAAGGTACCAAACGCACGATTCTTGATCTTCTCGCAAATGGCGGGTTTTGTCGTCTTACCCGTGATGTCAACAATACCCATCTTTTCCGCGACTGCGACCAGCTTTGGTCGGGCGACGGTGAGACATTTACGTGGACCCACCCGTACACCATTTTTACCATTCTTCGAGTTCGATTTATTGAAGTATGTGATATTGGTATTCTTCGCGTTCAATGCGGTGGCTACATTTTTCGCGCGAGCGGTGGGGAGAGAGTTCTTCTTCGCCATCATATCCGTGTTCACAGGTTCCTTCATCATACCCATAACCCACATAGTCTTTACTAAGTCGTATCCTATGGGATTGTATGCATCGTGTAAGGCTTTAACGGTCTTAGCACCCATAATCTGTATTTTACCAGATCTAAAAAGCTGAAAATTATTTCCATAATACGTCATCTTTAAAGCGGGGCGAAGCTCGGGTTCGTAATCGATACTGCGAGACTTGGCGAAAGCCTGTGCAACCATGGTTAAGTTAATAACACCCTGTGTTTGAAACGTACCTACAAGTGTAGAGTAGCGAATAGGGTTGTATAAAAACTTATACTTGGGTGCATAGTTATCCACTATGAATTTGCGAATCATCTCTGGTTGCCTCGAGTTGTTATTGATGATACCACCCGCAATTTGCATCTTACCGTTCGTGTAAATTTTAATCAGTAGTTTTTGCGTCTTACCTCCTTCATACACGAAACCGTCGATTTGAGCTACGAAGTATCGATGCCTGTTTTTCGCATTTTTATTTGGCACGACTGTAGACGTATGCTTAGCTCCTATTTGCATACGCCCGTATAACAGTTTAATCGCGCTTACCTCGATTTCGAAATTAGACCCAGGTGTGATGGGGCGTCTTTTGATTGGTTTCTTATACAGAATTTCCGCGACGTTTACGTTATAGTTACCCTTCTTAGCATCTAAGTTGACCATACCGTTAAATACACTCATTTGAAGAGGTGACATTTTCATTTTTGAAAGGTTGGCGGCCTTCAGTTTATTACCAACCATTCTATTTATTCTTGTTTGTATATTGTTTTGTTTGAGTCTGGTAGCGTTGCCCCTTAGACTATTTTTTTCGCGGTTCGTGAGATACGGGGCCTGTCGTATCAAATTTTGGGATGTAGTTGGTGAAACATTATTTTTTTCAAATTCGTTGAATAAACCCATATATTAAGTAAACATTTTAATCATCTAACTCCTGTCCATCTGTATCAACCATCGTCTGTGTCGAAATTGATGTATCAACGTATACCTGTTGTTGAGGTATCACTTCTTGAGGAGTTACGTTTACGACATCGAGACCAATAACCCACATAGAGTTCCTATGCTCTGTACCCGTCTTAGGCTGATGTTGAGTGATACCACATCTCGTATACAGTGTAATCTCACCTTCCTTCAGCTTTTCGACACCGATACTACGCTCACCAAATGGACCTGCCCATATATCAGAATTGATCGTTCGCGACTTACCCTCTTTCATACAGAAAGCGGCGAACTCATCCTTGAAGAAAGATAGGGGACACTTCTTATCTTCGCCATACTCAATGTGAGGAGATTCCATGAAACTCAGTAGAGGACTGACAGCCGCCGCAACTTGTGTCTTAACCTTTTCGAAGTACGGTGGAAGAATGTTCCAAATGGCCTCATTCTTATGAGCCTGTGCTTTGTCGAGATACGCCCTCACACACTTTTGCAGAATGTTTGGAAGTTCCTCTTCGAGTCTATCTTCCAGAGTCGGATCTGCTTCCTTAACTTTCCTTCTAAAGTCGACTGTAATCAAACGTCGCAAAACGCTACCAGAGTTGTCTCTCCACCCAGGAATCTCATTACCACCCAGAATACCCGGAGACTTCCACACGAAAGTTTTAGCCTTTTCGTGTTTCACTGCAATCGAAACATCTTCACCAGACACCACAGACTGAAACTCTGCCTGTTCAAGCGCTAAATCACCCTTAATCTCCGGTGCGATAAACATGTACGAATCGTAAATAGAAGACAGACCAAACTTTCTTTCCACGTTATTCGAAAGTGTTCGCACATCATCCGATGTATAAAATTTGCGACAGACTTTCGTAATAATAGTGGATTTACCGGACTGGGCCACCCCCTTTAGGAAGGGGATGCATTGCCATTTATCGATCTCATTTACGTCAAAACACAAGCGTCCGCAAAGAACATAGATCCATTCGATCACGTCCTTATCGAGCTTTTGGTACTTTAGGATCTTATCAAAATTGGGTGTAGGAATATCCCTCCAATCGCTATCGTTATAGTCACTGAATTCTTGATTGAAGTATTTACAGCTGATGATAGTCCGATCGAGTGTCTTAAACTCTTTTGACGTATACGGGTAGAAAACAGCCCGGTAGCGTTTGTCTTCTTCGGTAGACTTGTCGGGTACAAGCTCCTTGCCGATGAAGATACCGTTCGTGAAAGACCACACCTGTCGATGCTTCTTAATTTCGGGAAATTGCATATCTCTCGTCTTAGAAAGATGGCGAATAAGATCGTTGTGGGTAGAAGGACTCATAGTCATATTTTTCCATAGTTCATACCACTGTTCCTTTTTACCGACTGAATATACGTAATCTTGAATACTTTCAAATACTTCCCAGGCTCGGGTACTCGCCCCATCTTTTGTTTTAATCTCCCTACAACACTGCTCCTTGTACCTCTTGATCTGACTATCATATAAATCCTTTAACAACTGTAACATAGCCTGTTGAAAAGGTTTCAATTCCTTAACATCCTTAATCGTAGACGCCCTGTAAATAGATGGGTCAGTTTCCGGATCCACGGGTACGGCGTTGGGATTATTCGAGAAATCGTGTATACGATACACGCTGAATGTTACCCTCCATGCATCTTGAATGCGATCGATCATCCTGTTGATACGAATAGCCAGTGTAACTTCTTTGATTTCGTCGTCATCGAAGTCACATTCATTATCCTTTTCCAGGGCACATGAGCGGTGATACGCTTCGCATAAACGATCTATCATGAATGTACGAGTGCGTTCAACTTCACTGATATCAATTTGTATGGGTAGACCCTTGTCCCTTGGTTGGGAAGGGTCGAAAAACAGGTCAAAACCTATGTTAAGAGACTCTGATGCACTGAGCTTGTCGTTAATTCTCAGCTTTTTCTCACAGGGTTGGATGATTAACTTCATGAGATGATCTATTTCCATTTTCATAATATTCTCAGTCCAGAAAGTGCTATTATGATCATGAAGATTGTATGTGTCGTCGATGACGTGCATTGTCTGACCGGACCCCTGCATTTCTAATATTAAGATTCATTTTTCTAAGCCTCATTTTTCTTCTGAAGAATACTGAGAAGTTTGATAAAAATTTTATTATGAATTTCCATCTGCTGTCCAATATATACTAGAGCAGTGCACACGGTGTCGCCCTCGGGGGTGGTAAGAGTTTGACCAAGTAAATTTTCAAGGGGTGAAAAATCGTCATCATCGGGAAAATCCTCAGGATCGTACTCGGTGAGGTCGACCTCCTGGTCGGGTAAAATTTCGGATTCGGATTCGGATTCGGTCTCGGTTTCGGGTTCGATAGTCTCAGGCTGTGTAGACATTTATGGTAGGTTGAGGAAAAATCACGTGCGAAATTTCGCACTTTACCCAAAATTATTTTCTCTGTGTATAGTACAACAACATACAAAATGGCGGGTGGTTTAATGCAACTCGTGGCATACGGCGCACAGGACGTCTATCTGACAGGTAACCCCAAGGTTACATTTTTCCAGGCGGTTTACAAGCGCCACACTAACTTCGCTATGGAGAACATCGAGCAGACTGTTAACGGTACTGCCTCCAACTCCGGCCGCGTTTCCGTCACCATTGCTCGCAACGGTGACCTCGTCTCCGACATGTATGTCGAGCTTAAGGCTAAGAGCACCGTCGTTCTCACCTCCGACGCCGCCGGCGCGTCCGAGGCTGGCGCGACTTCCGACGATGTTTGCTGGGCCGCTGAGCGTGCGATCAAGGATGTCGAATTATCCGTGGGCGGACAGCGTATTGACAAGCACTACCAGCGTTGGTGGAGGCTTTACTCCGAGCTTTACCTGGACGAGTCCAAGAAGGCTGTTTGGGGTAAGATGACTTCCCCCGCGGTCGGTGACGGTAAGATGTACCTTCCTCTGATTTTTTTCTTTAACCGCAATCCCGGACTTGCTCTCCCACTAATTGCCCTGCAGTACCATGAGGTTCGTATGGATTTCGATTTATCTTCCGAGTTCTCTAAGTACACTGATAACAGCACCTTCAAGGTCTGGGCCAATTACATTTACCTCGACACTGAGGAGCGTCGTCGTTTTGCGCAGAAAGGACACGAATACCTCATCGAGCAGGTTCAGCACACTGGCTCCGACGCTATGGCCGCCGCTGGTTCCACGAAGCAGATCCGCCTCTCTTACAACCACCCGGTCAAGGAACTCGTTTTCTGTGCCGACCAGGGTTCCGTGTCTCGCGCCAACCTTTGGAACTTCACGTCCTCCACCCAGGCTGTTACCACCGACGCCGGTGCCCAGCTCGCGGCTGGTCTGTCGTCTGTCGTGCCCACCACCCTCTCGGGTGCCCCCCAGCTTAAGGTCACCCAGAATGTCGCTGCCTGGACTGAGGAGGCCGACGGTCCCATCGACACCTTCAAGCTTGTTCTCAACGGTCAGGACAGGTTCAAGGAGCAGGATGGCAAGTACTTCAACGCCGTGCAGCCCTACCAGCACCACAGCGGTTCCCCCGTGCCCGGTGTGTACGCATACTCGTTCGCCCTTAAGCCCGAGGAGCATCAACCGACCGGTACGTGCAATTTCTCGAGGATTGATAACGCTCAGGTCGCTATCAAGACCAAGACTGGCACCGACGCGCAGAACCTTAACATGTTCGCCGTGAACTACAACGTCCTCCGTATCCAATCGGGTATGGGTGGTCTCGCCTTCTCTAACTAAATACTCATACGAAGTATTTCATAAATATTATTAATTCACTTTTAAAAATTGTTCTTACACATTTTTTTAAAAATGAAGGTTCAATACATTTTTGACTCCCCCGACTTTTTGTAACGCTTTTTTTTGTTCCAAATTTCGTAAGGTGTCCGACCGGTCGGACGTACGAACCCAACTTTCTATTTTTAAAATCGGTCAGTTTTGACGGACAAATGTCTTAAATTCGTCATACGTAGATAAAAACTGCTGAGAAATCGCCGTATTAGCACCTTGATTCGGGTGAAGAAGTCTAGTTTTTACAGCTTCTATATAAATCCGCCTACCTTGTTTAGCCATTTCGCCTTTATTTATATTTCTACGCGAAAGTGCAATCAGTTTATTCTTTACGTTTTTGGCGAGAGCCTCTGCTTGAGCCTTCCTGGCATTCGCCGCGGCTCTTTCGGCATTTGCTTGAGCCTTTTTGGCGTTCTCAGCAGCTTTCTTAGCAGCTTTGTTAGCGGCGTTAGTCTTATTACGACGACTTGATGTTTCACCCCTAGATGCAGCCCGCGCAGCTCTTTTCGCGGCAGCCTCTGCCTTCGACCTCTGAACTGCTGCCTGACGGGCTATATTCATCTCTTTTTGGGCAGCTTCTGCCGCCTTCTTTGCTCTCTCTTCAGCGGCTTCGACTCTTGACCGTCTCACAGCTTCGTTTCTTGCAAGATTATTTGCGGTTCTTGCGTTGTTCACCAACCACGCGTTAGTCATGATGACATTACCACCGTTGTTTCGGTTTACCATAATACTATGTACTGACAAAAAAATTAGACCACCCTAGAAAACATGTAATTACGAGACCATGAAAACCTTATAAAGAATAAAAGCGGTCAGTAGATACATGTTAGCCCTCGGTCAGGCCTCGATCGTCGCAAAACCCTGTATCAAGAAACCTGAACCAATTAAGTGTGCGGTTCGTCATACGCGTTGTCCAGGGTGTCCATTTGACAGCTTCTTCAAACCCGAAAACCCATTTAAATATATCCCCCGTGATACAGATAAGAAAGATGTTCAAGAAACTGATTGAACGTTTTATCTAGATTTAAACGACTTAAATAAATAGACCTATAATATAACATAATGACAAGTTCTTTGGGTGTAATCGGATTGGGTTCTATCGGAAAAAATCTCGCACTTAACATTCAAGAGAAGCAGAAATTGCACGTGTATAACAAGACGCACTCTAAGGTTATCGCATTGGAAGAACAATCTGAGAACGTGTTTGGACACGAGTCCATCAGTGAAATGGTAGATGCTATGAAATGGCCACGGGTTATCTTTACAGCTCTTCCTTACGGGGATGCAACGGATGATACTGTTAAAATTCTACTGAAACATTTGAGACCTAATGATACAATCATAGACTGTTCAAACGAATTCTACAGGGTCTCCAGAACCCGTGGGTCTAAATGCAAGGTTCGAATGGTAAATTATTTAGGGACCGGACTTTCCGGTGGTCCAGCCGGTGCTCGTGAAGGTCCAGCTTTTATGATAGGTGGAACTAAGCATGCATACGAGATGACTAAACCCATCCTCACAAAGATATCTAACAGACACACGTATATGGGAGAAGATTTCGGTGTTGGACATTTTACGAATATGGTTCATAACGGGGTGGAATATGGAATGTTACAGGCTGTAGCAGATTTATATTCCTATTGCGGCCATGACGATACACGTATGAAAGCTAGTCTAGAAAGGGCTATCGGTACAGATATGGATGGGTATATTGTGCGATCAGCTTTGAAAGTACTCGAGCAATACGAGATGGATAAGATTTCTGATGTCGCAGAAATGAATAATACTGGGTTATGGTGTTCTCGAGCTGGTTTAGAATATGAAATTCCTACACCTGTTATTAATTCAGCTGTTAATACTAGAATTACGAGTAGATACATAAAGTCTATTCAAACCAAGCAACACTCGACATCTGTGTTTGCACCCATTTGTGGAATGAATACACTACGATTTACATTCGCTGCTTCTCTTTTAGAGGGGTTTGATCTCATGAAAACGCGTAATACTCATAAGCAGAGTGTAGTTGATGCGTGGTCCAGTGGTACCATTATAGAATGCCCTCTTATTGCAGAGGACCTACACACTATTATGGATAAGCATATTCTAGATGCGCGAATTTTTGTGTTACATTGTATGACCGCGGGTGTACCGTGTCCAGCCGTGCAGGCAGCCGTTATTCAATACGACTTTATACATCAACAGAAAACTTCGATGTCGTTTATTATGGCGCAACGCAATTTGTTTGGACAGCATACACTTATTGAAGTATAAAAGATAAACACGTTTTTAAAGTATGATTAAGAAATTGATTGACATGTTATTAAAAGTGGAAAAACCCATGCTCGGACGATGGTCACTTAAAAATTGTAGTGAGATGTCGGCATCCATAAACTCTATTTATCAAAATAGAGATCACTGTGGAGATACGATATGTAAAACACCAAAACGAGCTTCAGAATATCCTCCCACTCCTAACAATATAAAAGATAAACGATAAGTAATAATATGTTTGAGATTTACACAGATGGTAGCTGCCTCGGAAACCCGGGACCCGGGGGATGGGGCGTCATTTCACGAGATTTTAAACTAACCGGTGGATCTCGAGAAACTACGAACAATATAATGGAAATGACCGCGATAATAAGAGGGTTGCAGAAGGTAATTGAGATTGGCATTAGCGAAGTGTGTATTTTTACGGATAGCAATTATACAAAAAATGGAATCACTTCGTGGATAAAAAATTGGAAGCGTAACGGATGGCGCACGGCATCTGGGTCCGCTGTAAAAAATAAAGAACTGTGGAAAACTCTCGATACACTTGTTCAGTCTATAAAAATTGTAGAATGGCGCTGGGTAAAAGCTCATAATGGGAATGTGCAAAATGAACTTGTCGATAAATTGGCGCGTTCAACTGCCTATGAATTTCAGAATAATCTGAACGTAACATAAGCCCAGGCCATGTCTGATAAAATTTCACTGGATGAACAGGTAAACTGTTTATGGTGTGAAAAACAAGAAAAATTACTAATACGCTGGGCAGAAAAGGGTGCAGGATATAGGTGGCTTCATAACCACTCTCGTCTATTTTTTAAGAAACAAAATGACTGGTTAGCATACCCTTCGATTGTAATTGCATCGATAACAGGTGTCGGTGGTTTTGCAGTGTTAAATCCAAGTGGTAACTCTAATACTAGTAGTGAGACTAGAGCACGTATTATGATCATCCAATATTTCTTTGCTTTTTTGAATGTTTTGGCGGGAATTTTAACCAGTATTAGTAAATTTAGTCAGAGTTTAAGTCTTTCAGAAGGGCATTCTGCTATGTGTGTACAGTGGTCCAAATTCTATAGAAATATTGATATGGAACTGTCATTAGATGTAAGGCATAGGGCAAATGTCGTAGAATTTGTAATGAAGTGCAGGGAAGATTATGATCGACTGCTAGATGAAGCACCTGACATCCCCGCAGTTTCTATACAGGCATTTCAAGTTCAGTTTCCCAATAAACCCAATAAACCAGATGTGTGCAATGGACTCAGTATCGTTGTGAACGATGAAACAAATTCTGTTATCGCTTCAAAACGAGCTGTTAATAGATGGTTAGGAGCTTTTTCAAATGTAAACAAAAAGAAAAGTAAAGACATGTCGTATCAAGGCGATGAGCTTAACAGGTTAGACTCTGTATGATCTCATTGGTCTTGTCGTACATATTCTCGTGGTACCTGTTCGTAAACCCTTTCTTCAATCGTCCGTTTTCGATCACGTTCGATTTAAGAGAGTCCCACAACTCGAGGCGCTTCTCAAGAAACTCTTTGAACCTTTCGGGGTCACTAGTAGATTTATAATGAATCTTTTCACTATTCATAGCCTTTTCAGTTACACTTTTTTTACGTTCGTTATAAATCTTCACACGTTCACTGTATGGTAGTGACATGAATGTAACCTCTTCTTTCTTACTCATTTGTATTTATTTAGTAGATGTTCTTTATGTATGATTAAACTGCATGGGTTCGATGGTGAGAGATTCACCCGATGTTGGGTCCATGAAAATCCATGCGAATACACCGTGTATGACCCACGAAATGCCTAGCATGACCTTTAAAGCTTGTGCCTCTCGTGAAATCTGTATGGTATCATTCAAAACTAGCGTGTGTTCGTCTTCAATTTCGTGCCATTCTTCACGAAGATCGTGAAGCTTGTTAATGAGGTCTGTAATTTCTTGATCCATGGTTTAATATGATGTCTATTCTTTATACACGATCTCCTGTGTGTGATCTACAAATAAAAGTATCGTATGTTTTCATTTTGCGATCTACGAACACCGGCAACCCATCGACGTACATCGAAACGTAAACCTTTTTACTGGGTATAGAAAACTCACAAATATCCGGTAAGCGTCGCTTCAATTTCGCGATTGGCGCTAATCTAACTTCGTTGTCTTTTACCGTATCTCTATCTAGATCACCTTCGATACCTATGCTACCAACTGGGGTGGGTATCATACACTTAAACGTACTCAAAAACCATCTCGACCACGAGACCGTGTGTATCGTAAATTTCACACGTTTATCCAATAAGTTTATAAATTTTATACGCAATGATTTATCCTTTTTAATATCTGCAAGTGGGAAATATAGACTCGGTCCATGAATCAACGTGGGATAGTCTTGTCTATGTCGTAGCGCACGTTTTATGATATCTTCATCGGGATCGTCCTCGGAATCGTATTCCCAACTCGTTTCACTGGCTATGAGAGGTATAGAGGGGACGCGTGTTAAATCTTTACTCGAATTAAGCGTACTTATTAAAGTAAGCCCCAATAGACCCACACCAAATATAACTGCCTGCATGTTATTATCATATCACATTAAAAAGTCGCGAAGTGGTTTTGTGAATCTGGGCTGAAAGTGTATTCTGGTTTTTTCGGCTTCGACTCTTCTTGACGCGCCCATTCTTTCCTGACATCTACAGGTGTTGTGTATATGTCCATCTTCTCTATGGGTATAGATGGATAATCGTATTTGTCGGGTGGGTCACGTAAGGCGTGACCACCTAGTATAAATAATATCCAAAGTACGATCGATATCCAGATGTATACCGACATTTAATATATACACGAAAAGAAATCTCAAAATTTTCTTCGCTCATAGTAATGAAGGTAACACTCAGAAAGAGCCCAAATCCTGAAAAGAAATACAGAGCCACTTTCGAAGATGGTTCGCATGTAGATTTCGGAGGTGCGGGGTACTCAGATTACACTATTCATAAAGATCCATCGCGTATGAAGAGATATCTCGCACGGCATGGACGTATGGGTGAAACATGGACTAAATCCGGTTTAAAAACTGCTGGATTTTGGTCTAGATGGTTACTGTGGTCAAAACCTAGTATGCCTGGAGCTAAGCGACTGATGTCCTCGCGTTTCGGTTTGCGATTTGTCTAAGACCACGGCGGTTCAGGTTCTTCTTAAGTTGTGATATAAGATTCGGGGGCATTGCGGGACCACGTGCTACCGCGCGCGCCATAATAGGACGCCTCATAGGTGGAGGGGGTGGAGGTGGAGGGGTCCGTCTCATCATAGGGCTTGATTTTTTTGTAGCGCATGTACACCTATTCTTAACGAGTTGTCTACACGTGCGCATAGTAGCGGCAGCTTGAGTTACGCGATTTTTCATTGTAGCTAAATTGCGTAAGTTAATCTCCTTTCGTAAAGCTTCGTTCGTCTTTTTTACGCGTTTACCTTGACTGTCTCGAGTTAAACGAATACCTTTTCCGCGGGCTTTTGTTCTTATGTCGACCATTTCTATATACCGAGATTAAAAAAAGTGATCGGTTCTATAAAGTTTAGCCTGATACGCAGCAGCCTTACCCAAAACACTCACCGATTCGTTTCCATAAAGTTCTCGACACCCCAGATCATCCATGCAATCTCTTTCTCCGATCGTTACCGGTACAGAGTATATCTGATCTCCGGGAGTGGATGTGTAATAGTGATATTGATCTCGACGTCCTCTCACTTCTTTACCATACAATGGAAGTGTCTCTTCGTTTTCACCTAGAAGAACACCCATCTGTTGAACGTTTCCGGGTTTGTACATCTTAATAGGAGGATCTCTGTATTCAGGCGCGCGACGCACACTCGCGATAGGACGTCGCGGGGGTATCATAGGTGTATGGACGGGTACTTTAATGACCTTGGGATCTTGTAACTTTGTGATGAGATAAAAGATTGTTACGACAAGTACGAGCATTATAAGTAAACCGGTAGTATTCGACTTTCCTTTCTTCATTTATATAACTTAGAAAAGATTCCAGAAAGATCGACCCGTTCTGCGTATGGTATTCTTTTCAATTTATGTTGAACGAATAACCATAATGCCAGAAACAAAAATTTAGGAATAAGACCAGATGTAGTATTGTCAAGTTTATATATGGGTCCAATTAATCTCCCAAAAAACGTATCTTCTTTTTTGTTCCCTGTGAGTTTCATTTCAATCTCTGTAAGTGCGCACGTATCGTCGTTTGTCGCCCAATGAAAAAAGAGGAAAGGTATGATGAGTGAGTAAAGAGATAGAGTCACTTCATCTCCAACGAAAGGTATCACTATCATCGCGAGAAACAGAAGGACGTGAACGAAAAATATAATATTCATCTCTATTAGTATGGACAAAGAAAAGAAAAAGACCCAGTCCAAAGATAAGGTAAAGCGAATTTGGCATCCTTCACAAGAAAAGATATTGAAAACATGGGGTGAGGCGTCGGCCTGTTATAGATATATGCACAACCACGCGTATTTAGTCTTCAAAAAGCAGAGTATGCGATTTACTTTACCTGTCATCATATTATCGACGGTCACCGGCACGGCCAATTTTGCGCAATCATCTTTTCCCGAAAATATGAGAAGTGCGGCGCCTGCTATGATTGGTGGTCTTAATCTCATAGCTGGTATAATTGCCACAATTATGCAATTTCTAAAAATTAACGAGATGATGGAAGGATGTAGAGTCGCGTCATTGCAATACGGTAAGCTTTCGCGTACGATTCGGTTAGAGCTTTCTCTTCCTACTCAAGAACGTTCTTGTGATGGTTCTGCTATGATAGAATCGTGTAGAGCTGAATATGATAGACTCATCGAGCAGTCTCCACCTCTCCCGTATGCTATCATTCAAGCTTTCGAAAAACAATTCCCAGATGATTCTGAATTTTTTAAACCGGAGATCATGCATATCCAGCCTATCGATATGTTCATTTCAGAAGATGAAATGCGTTTCGAATTACAAAAAGAGCTTGGAGCTATGCGAACAGGTGAATCTACTCCGATCAATACAGACGTTGAGGTGATTATCGATGGATCGAAATCTTCCTAGCTACGTACGCTAACATTATAAGTAGTATCAGATTAAAGAGTCCGATACATATCAAATAAGGAAAAACCTTTCTCTTGATAGGTTCTACGATCCTTGTCTGAAGTGTGTCACTTTCCAAAAAAATATCTAAAGCTTGATCAGTAAACTCATCGGTCATGGACTCCTTCATTAAAATAATCCCACAAAAAAAAGAGCGACCACCGACGCTCCATGAAAAAGAAATTTCCCTGTTGGAAAAATATCTGGCGCAAGGGCAAAATGTGTTCATATGCGGACCAACCGGTTCCGGAAAAACGTTTATAGTAGACTGTTTACTTAACGCGAGTAATACAATAGAGTTACATTCCGAACTTTTTCAAAAGAAGAGTACCTTTTTGAGTTTGATAGGAGACACGTCGTACCATATATTGATAGATGGATATGATTCGAGTGTATACGGTCATAAGCAAATCATAGATAAGATCTCTGATATGAACGAGAAGCTTACGAAAGGGTCGGTGGTTGTAACGTCTACATCTATTCACATGTTACCAAATTTCAAACTCATAATCGTACCAAAACGCTCCCCGGATGCAGTATTCTCACTGGAGTGCAATAACCCTAGAGCGCGTCCCGCCGCTGATAAATGTCAGGGGAATATACGAAACTTTTACGATTATATGAATTTCTCAGATGAAAAAGATATTTTTAAATCGTCGAAGGATATAGTTATCGACATACTATGTCGTAAAGGTAATGGATTTGATACGAGTCAAACAGTACACGAACATGGTCACGTGGTAGATGTTATCCATGGGAATTATCTACATTCAAATGGTACCAACGTCGTACCAATCGCAGAATCGTTATCACTCGCAGATATTTATGACTCTGCGATGTACAAGGGTGAATGGAATTATATGCAATACTACGTATCTTGTGGAATGGCCGTGCCCAAATATAATCTAGGGGAGCCACTGAAACCAGAAAATATACAACCCGGTAGCACGTGGACTAAATATGGCAATTACAAGATGCGGTATAATAAACTCAAAATTATTCAGGGGCGGCACAGCACGAAATTGGGGGTAGAAGAGCTAGGGTTAATACGTAAATATGCGATCGCTGGAGATCTAGATCCTTTAATCGAATACAAACTCACACCTCTCGATTTTGACATCATGAATCATCTCGCACTTGGCAACAAATTGAAACCATCTGAAGTTGCAAAAGTTAAAAAGAAACTGCGTAATATAGTCAATGAGTAACTCTGACAGTGAAGAAGAGACTTCTGGCGACGAGATTGTCCGCGTGGTAGGATGTGACATTTATTACTATGGGTCTATAGACCGTGAAAATATACTGACGTTCATAGAAGAGTTTAAAAAGCTGGAAATTGACCTACTCAAAAAGGCGGTCGAGCTTCCTGGGTACACACCTACCATTCAAGTTCATATTCATAGTGAAGGAGGTGACGTATTTTCGGGGTTAAGCGCTATGGATACTCTCAGATCTGCACGGGTTAACGTGACGTGCATAGCTGAGGGTAACTGTTGCAGTGCCGCCACTTTTTTACTTCTCGGAGGGAAGAAGAGGCTCATGGGCCGACATTCATTCGTGTTGATTCACCAGCTCTCGACTGGGTTCTTTGGAAAATATAATGAATTCAAAGACGAGATGAAAACATGTAAAAAAATCATGAAAACTATAAAGGGGATCTACAGATCAGAAACTGAGATTCCCAAAGAAACCCTAAACGAATTCATGCGCAAAGATATCTATCTCAACTACGAGGATTGTCTCAACTACGGGGTCGTTCACGACGCCTCGTAACATCAAGAAATCGTTTATATAAAAAAAATACACCTAAGATGATCACCCCAACACTGATTGTATTCATATTTAAGGGAACCGTCGTTAACGGAGGAGGCTTAAGTCGCTCCATCCTTTGATAATTTACTACTGGTATCATTCCTACTACTAATATGAATACAATTTTTACTACCGATAAAAACAACAAGAAGCGCTACCTCGACATTCGTGTCGAAGAAATCAATGATGTCTGGTGCATCGTCAAGGCAACTGGTCATGTTGGAGGGAAGGAAGTTACATCCATGACTGAAGTACCTCTCGGTTTCGAGAGTGCGACGAAACGTGCAAAGACCATGTGGAAGAATGCCAACATCAAGGCTACCACAGTTCTTCCTATGCTGGCGAATAAATGGGAAGATCGCAAGAAGTACATCTCCGAACCATTTTACGTGCAACCCAAACTCGACGGTGTGCGTCTTCTGGTTTCTAAAGATGGCGGTATCTCGAGAACCGGTAAGATCATCCCCGGAACTGAGGTTCTTGGTAAGGGACTCGAGGTTGGTCAATACGTCGACGGAGAGGCGTTTGATCCCAATCTTACATTCGAGGAACTTACGAGCACGTTCAAGACTGACCCCCTGAAGCTCAAGTTCCACGTGTTCGATTTCTTTGATCTCAGAGCCGAAGCCCTTGCTAGGGATAAGATGACGTTCGAGCAACGCTGGGAGTACGTCAAAGATTCTATCTACAATCCTCATTACGAATATGTCAAAACGACACTCGTAAAATCCAAGAAGGATCTTCCTCTCATGCATAAGAAACACGTTGCAGAAGGCCACGAGGGCACCATGATTCGTGATCGCTTTAGTGTGTATGAAGTTGGGCAGCGAAGCAACTATCTTCTCAAGCACAAGGATTTCCAGACTGAGGAATATGAGATTATCGGAGCCACCACGGGTCATGGTCGAGATGCAAATTGTGTCGTGTGGACGTGTAAGACAGAGGAAGGTAAGGTCTTCAGTGCTCGCCCCGAGGGTACATTGGAGGATCGCGAGTACAAGTATGCGAACAGGAATCAGTTCATCGGTAAGATGCTCACCGTTCGGTTCCAAAACCTGACAGATAAGAATGTTCCCAGATTCCCGATCGGGGTTGCGATTAGAGACTATGAATAAATTGTTATAAATATGTAAATGAATCGAATTGCTATTGACGTTGATGAAGTTCTCGTACCGTTTGTTAGACCCATGGCTAAGTTTAAAAAGCTAAAAATGCCAACTGAAAAATGTAGATACGTGTACCGAGAAATGTTTGAAATAACAGAACCCCAATCCCGGAAGATGGTAAGAGAATTTTATGATTCCGAGATTTTCGATGCACTCCAGCCTATCGATTCTTCTCAGGCAGTTCTTCGACTCATGCGACCGTACGTAGATAAGATGTATGTCGTCACTGGTCGTCACGACTGTGTTAGAGAGAAGACCGAAGACTGGTTAAATTTTCATTTTCCGGGTGTATTTGATGATGTTATTTTGACGAATAGTTTTACGACTTATGAAATACAGAAATACGATATATGTCACGCCCTTAATCTCGATACGATCATAGACGACAATGATACGACGTGTGGTATATGTAAACACTGGAACATGGATGCCTTTCACTTTGCAGGGTACAACGGCGAGGAATATGAATGGTGTACGAGAGATGACATAAGTGTTTTGAGTTGGGCGGACTTGTATAAGAAGCTACCCCAGAAGTTTATGGAATAAAATCTCAGGTGATAATAGATATGTTTAGACGTGAACGAGATAGAGGTGGGCAAACTGTCGTTCAATCTCCTAAAACAAGCACTCTTTCTAATAGAAGAAAAGCTAGTGGTCGTTTAACATTTCCGGCAACCACGTCAAAAACTCCAGTCATTGCGAGCAGTAATGTAATAAACAAGCATACACAACGTCAACAACTTGTGAATACGTATCTTACTTTCACATATGAAATGCGGGATAACTTACCCCGGAGGATATTTTGGAGGTATGTTATTCTCATGCTTTTATCCATTGATAAAATTGCGGGTGTATCGTCAAATGATGAAAAGTATTCACAGTTATTCGAACAGACGAATTCTTTAAACGGTACAGTTCCCATAGATATCCAAAATACATGGGCCCGTAAATTCGAATATATTGTTAAAAATGCGAAAGGTATTTCTTCATCCACCACGAAGAGTTTAAACTCGATGCTTAAATTTTAATCTAGGACATTAATATATGTCGTGTTCCGATAAACCGATATTCGTCATTATAAAGGAAACCCCTACAGGATATTCCTTCGATAATGACGTCACATACAGTAGTCCATTCGCTAGTCATGTTTTAAAACAGCCGGCAGATATGACTCACCCCTCATTGGTGGTGACGAGCTCATGGGGGTTGAACAAGAGCATCACACAGATGGCGACCGGTAATGCCGGGTTTAGTATCTTACAGAAAGTGAATAAGAATAAAAACTTTGTAAAAAGTTACGGTAATAATAGTAGAAAAATTGTTGGTTTGATTGATAACGGAACCCGTGGATACAAGTTAGCTAGAACAGCTCCTTTAAGTGGTAATGCTCCATCTGTTATGGAACTGACTAATTTACTTAAATCTATATCCAATTCTGGTAAGAACATAAAGGTCCGCGGAAGTCCCTTAGAATATAAAAGGTTACTCGATTATTTTCAATTCCTGTTAGTGTCCAAAGTTCAAGCCAGGGATTTATTTTTAACACGTCCGAACAATGTTCATATCATGGACGATATAAATGATCCATCCAAGGATGTTACGCTAGAGGAGGCATATCTCAGTATGTTCGAGCAGGAATCGTCTAATCGTACCATGTATAATAGTGCATATTTCGTTACTATGGATAGAGTAGCCGCTTTAGCGGCCGTGGTGCGACAAATTCCTACCATATATCAAACGGTCAAACCACAAAATTACTACGATGTACCAACGGGTAATGTAAATAGAATAACCAAATTTTTACAGTCCAAAATAAAGACCGCCGGGAGCGCGTTTGAAATTCCTAACCGAAATACACCGATGAAGAATCATCCTAATAGGATGCAAGAGTTGATAACATCGAAGGGTAAACCCATTATCACTAAAGGGCCCTTGTTTAAATGGTTCTTAGATACTCGAAATATACAACAAAAAGGTAATCGGGAGGTGGGTGCAAATTTTCATAAATTTTCCGCAGATACAAGGGCGCTTATTTTGTTTTATTGGGTTTTCACGTATCCATCCGGTACCCACACTACGAACTTACCTTTCATAGAAGCATTTCTCAGTATTTTAGATACGTTTCACGATTTTACTGGATCACGTGCGACTGGGACCTTTAAAAATATCGTAGGTACCGAAAACACGCGGAATACCTTAAAGAAAATAGATCCCGCCCAACTCAATTTAAAAGATTTTAACACCCAAAAAGCGCATAAAACGCTAGTTAAATTATTGGGTACGGATATTTATCGTAAATTGAAAAAAGGTTATAATACACCTTTAAAAACCATCATATCTAACGCAAATAAACGTGGATTAAGCGCCGACGATAAAGTTGGTCGAATGTTATATTTTATCACGAGTATGCTAGGAAGTGACTCGGGATCACTTGTACAGGCGTGTGAAAAGTTATCACAAGAAATACTACTTCATCTCGCGGATAATGATCCTATTTATGAAAGGCCTAAAACGTTTGTATTTGGAGAAGGGCGTAATAAATTGTGTGATTTACTCGATAAGAAAGGCGCCTGTTTAGTCGTAGACGCTATAAATGGTAGTATACCACAATGCTTAGCTAAACATTCGGTTTACCATAACGTGGGTGTACTTGATCCCGCGACGAGATCTATACTTTCGTGGAGTGAAGTTGATGGTAATCAAGGTTGTGTAGACGGTGCAAAAGAGAAGCTGCGTCAAAGAAAATCGCGATTCAAACTTAGACAAAGACACAGGCAGATATTTCGAGAACAAACCGCGAAAGATCGTATTAAAAAAGCACAAGAGACAAGAGCACGAACGAAGCGAAAACAGGCTACTAATAAGGCTGATAATGCGGCTGCTAAAGCGGCTAAAACCGAGAATCAGACTCTCGGTAGAGCAGCTCGAGCGATGGCGGCTGAAAAGCGTAAGAGAAATAACAATGCATCCACTAAAAATACAAAAGTCCAAACTCCGGTTGTAAAACGTAAGAGAAATAACAGTGCATCACCCACTAAAAATACAAAAGTTCAAACTCCGGTTGTAAAACGTGAGAGAAATAACAGTGCATCACCTAATAATCAACTCGCTAAAACGGCTAAGTTTACGTCATTTAAACCACCGCGGGGCATGACCCCCTCGAAATCGGCTATACCGGCTACACAAAAATTCCCCAGGCCCCCTAGATATAGGAGAGAAGCGTTAAATACTGTACCGGAGTCAGAATCGGTTAAACCACAGACACGAGCAGCGAGTGCGGCTAGCTCGCGCCGCAACGCACCTGCTTCGGCTGGTACTCGCTCGGCTTCTCGTCGCACACCCTTAAGAGCTGCGGGTAGTGCGGTGAGTAAAAGCTTGCGCAGGGGTAGTGTAAGAACACCTAAGTAAATTCCTAAATAATATAAACTAAACAAAATGAACTCTCTAGACGAGACTGTTAAAAACGCTACGGCGATCA